CAGGATTGACCTGACTCATTTGTTTTCTAGTTGAGGACGAATAAGTATCTAATGTTCTATACCATTGGTTATTAACATACAAAAACACCGGATACCAACCATATGACTCAATAACATAATACCAATCATTGTTATTGTTTACATTCCATTGTCCTTCAATGTTTGACCCTTTAAACGGCATCTTAGCTGTCGCATATTCATAGGCGGTATTGTTGGTAACTTTTCTTTGTTTAAATTGTCTGTAGTCCTTAAAATTTTCTTTTGTTAAATTTTCGTAATCACCATCCGGTCTGAAATTAGCTGTATAAATTTCGTAATACATCGTCGCCTCATTTAATGGCATCCCAAAATATCTTAACATCTCCTGAATAAACTTAATCATCTCACTTTTGGTTCCGGCTTTCTGTTTATTATCGTTAATGTATTTAAACAACAAAATCTCCTTCTTAGTTAAGACAGGAGTTTCTTGTTCTTCTTTTAATATACGTTTAATTAATTCTTTCATTTTATTTTAAGAATCTTAATTTGTACAAAGTAGAATAGATTAATTCTTGAATTGTATCAATTTGATTTTGAATATAAGATTCTTTTACACTTTTTCTATTTTTTTCAACCATAGTATCTAACGCTTTAAAGTACTTAATAACTTGTTCAGAACTTTGATAATCTTCAGTTTTGATTGATTTATAACTGGTAAGAACATCATATTTACCTTGATAACTTTCAATTACCCCATCTACAAGAGCATCAATCCCTTCATAATAATTTTGAAGAGCTTTATGTTCTGAATATGATTTTGTTTGTAAATGAAAAATATGTACTTGAGTTTGTGAATGTAATAAAATAGATACCATATCTTGAAAACTTGCGTTATTTTTTGTGTCATCTACTTTAACATCACTGTCATCTTCTTCTTGTTCTCTTAAAAACATATCTCTTTTTTTAAATTGAATTAATTTTTTTTCCATTTTATTTTCCTATTATCAGGTCGTCAAACCCTAATTTATTCATTCCTCCAATTTCTTTATCATCTTCTAATTCGTCATACATATAAGCTTTAACTACTGATGTAATACTTTGCTCCGCTTGAGCTATTTTACTTTCCATCCAATCATCCAATTGTTCGTTCTCATCCTCTTCCATCTTCTCCCACATTTTTTCTGCTAACTTAGCAATAACATATAACTGTTGTTTTGCCATATATGAACCTCTACCTTCACCTTCTTTAATAGTTTTCATTTTGGTAACCAACTTTTCAAGTTGTTTTTCTGTTAATATAAAATCCTTCATACTTAGTTTATTTATAAATATCATATAAAACAAAAAACCCCCACTATTGTGAGGGTTAATTTTGGACCGACATAAAGTCGGCGACTCCACCATCCTATCTTTAAAGAGAACTAGGAAAACTCAGCTGTTGATGATACTCTAAGTCCGTCAACTTCTTTATCATAATACTTGGACATATCGGTGAAAGGTTTATAATGAGCCAATCTACTTTGTTCGTCCATATAATTCTTATCCAACACATAACCATCCGGTTGTCCCCACTCCAAAGCCATCTTAATGAACTCTTCGGTGTCTTGTAATTCACCATATTCGTCCACAACTCTACCTGAACGGATGAACTTAAATAGTTCTTCCTTATTAGTGTAGAATTTATTATCCTGAAAGTTCCATAGGAATTTCCACCCTGAACTTCTCTTTCCAATATGAATCTTTAATCCATCAATGAACACATCCCACGGAGACCATCTCTCAAAACCTTTTTCAATGTCACTAAACTCATTCATTATGTTATCCGGACTCCATATATCCAAATCATTTATTCTCTCAACCAAGTCAAGGTATTTTATTCTAACCTCATTCGCTTTTGGTATTCTGTAGTAATTTGTGCTCATACCTTATTATTGTTTAGTTACTAACGCCTCTACTTTACTTCTCATATGGTCAGCTAATGTCATTTCAAATGTTGATGTAACAATAACCGAATCCACCAAATACTTAAATGGAACGTGAATTAAGAAGTCACTCCCGTTGAAGAAAGTCAAATCATTTTTCAGTTCAAGACAACCCTGAACCATCTTCAAGAATAACTTGAATTGGATTGCATCTACGAATGTTTCGTTTAATAATTTTCCGAACTTCTCGTTCTCAATTTTAATTGTGTAATTTGATGTAGTCATATCTATATGTTTTGTGAGTACAAAGATAACACTATTTTTGATATAAACAAAAAAAACCCCAACAAAATTTACTCTGTTGAGGGTTTTAATAATACCAACCGTAGAAAGGGGTTGTTGGCTGAATGAGATTATAAATATATCGTAAAATTAAAAAAGTCAATCTTTTTTTAAGATTCTTGTAATTAATCTACATAATTGGTCATCTTTATCATCAAATGGTAGATTTTCAACATCAAAATACCCACATTCGGTATGTTCGTCACCATCAAAAGCATTTTCCAAGTCCGGATTAATTCTTTCATCAGTTTCCATTAAAAACACATACATTAACCCTTTCATCTCTGAACCATCACGATTGTATCTCTTAACAAACCCAACTAATTTTAAATTGTTGTCTAAAGTATAATTTGTTTCTTCTTCAAATTCTCTCTTAACACCATCCATCGGATGTTCATCTTTCTCTAAATTACCACCAGGTATACTCCATTGTCCGGGTAAACTACCCGCAGCATTTCTTTTACATAGTAATACCTCATCGCCACATTTGACAATTACCCCGGAATATCGTTTTACTTGTTTCATTTTATATTTTTTTGTGTATTTATAAGTATATGGAATTAACTATAAACAAAAATAAATTCAAAGTCAAAACTGTCATCTCATCCAAAGACACTAGTCAAGGTATGATGAACAAAAGATTTGATGATACCTTTAATGGTATGTTATTTATTATGTCCGAAGGTCAACACTGCTTTTGGATGAAGAATTGTTTGGTGAATCTTGATATAATCTTCATTGAAGATGATGTTATAACAAAAATTCACCACAACTGTCCCCCTTGTAAAACCAAAGATTGTAGAAACTATTGTGGTGAAGGTGATATGATACTTGAACTTCAAGGTGGAACCTGTAAAAAATTAGGTATTAAATCCGGTGATAAAGTTATTCACTACGATTGATTTATCTTCTCCTGTAATAATTTTACAAACTCATTCTGAATCATTTTAGTAAACTTAATATAAGGAGAGTCTTCCGAATCAGGATTGTATTTATAATTCCCTTTTGGTGGACGAGTATTTCTACCCATAAAGTTTAACCCTGATATGTTTGTAATACATTTGTGCCCTCCACTATTTGCCTGAATAAAATCCCAAGCGTTTACTTTAATATCGTCCAACATTTGTCTATGTTCTTCTGGTAACTCAGAGAAAGGTTTCTCCATCATTTCACCAATGTGAATTAATTCCTCTTTACCATCTTCTTTATTTTTATATTCCTTACCATACAACGCAACAAAATCTTTGAAAGTAAATCCTGTTGATTCCGGATTAAAATCTTTTGATGATTCTGAAATCCACTTAATAGTTGAAAGGGATATCTCTCTTTGTTTTAATTGGTCCGCCCATTTTGATAATACTTCTTGAGCAATCTCACCTAAGTTCACCCCTTTTAATTGACGTTCACCTTTGAATGGATTACAAGACGCTTGCACCAAACCTAACGGCCAAGCAATAACTATGAAGTCAGCATCAGGATTATTTTTGAATGGTGTGTATCTGTCGTAAGAACCCGGTTTAAACATTGAACCCCCACCATATTGAACAATAACATTACCTAATACTTTAACATTAGGGTTAGTTTGCATTGACGTGACATAGTCTTCTTTATTCTTTTCAAGTTGTTCCGGTTTTGCATAACCTTTTTCAACCATTATTCTTTTAATAGTGTGAAGAATGTTTATCAATGACGGAGTACATTCCATAACCAATGTTTCTAAGAAACCTGGTTTATTTTTAAATGCTAATAATAGTTTGTTAGCAACTAACCCCATTAACATTTTATTTTTTTCTAAAGATTTTTCTTTATCTAATCTAAACAAGTAAGAAATTACTTGGTCAACCGAAATATCGTTAACCGCATAGTTCGCGGAATCTACTGTAGAAATAAGTAATATATCTGAGGATGGAAATAATTCTTTTGGAGAAACAACTTGAGAGATTGTTTCAACATTTGAACGAGAACTTCTAAATGAAGTTGATTTAGTATCTTCAGCACCGGCTTGTCTATCGTGATGGTCTGTATGAATTACAAACATTGGTTTTCCGTGAGCAAAATCAACCAAGACAGGCATCACGTCCCCTTTGGCATCATTCTTCTTTACAGCAAACTCTTTATCACCATATTGGATGATATGAGCATCAATTACATCAATACCATTATTTTTAAGGTATTCTTTCATCGCAATTGCTGTAGTAACACCATCTAAATCTTGGTGAAAATATATTTCAGCCTTAGGGTATCTTTTAGCAAGAGCGTTAATATCTCTTAAACCACTTTCATTTATTAATTTTTTCATATTACGCAGCGGTTTTAATTGCTCCACCAAGTAATGAACTTAACATTCCTGAGAATGGGTCCGAAGATGGTGGTGACTGAGGTTTTAACTGAACCGGTTCGTCAAATTCACCAGATTGATTACCAAATTCTTGGTTATAAAGTTCTTTATTAGTTGGGTCTTGATTAAATTGGTCCATTTTAGCTTGTAAATCAGGGATTTGTTGTTCTAATTCTTCCGGACCAATAAAATTAGCCACCCCAAGTACATCTAATAACTTTAAATACCATTTGCTTCTTCTCATTAATGACCTTGTAGCTCTGTTACCAAAAAACCTACCCATACCACCTGACAAATATTTATTACCAAATGATTGTAATTCTCCAGCATTTTTACTAAAAGACGTTACTTTACCACCCGCATTCATTTCTTTACCCGCTTTAGTAAATATTAAAACATATTCTTCAATAACTTTTATTAAACCACCTAAACCAGGTACATTACCTACAGATTTTTTTAATATTGCCACCAATTTTTGTCCCCAATTTGGAGCAGTTTCAACTAATTTAGCAACAGGACCACCCATAGATTTAGCACTTTTTGCAATTTTAACTGCATCACCACCAATAGCGGCCGCTTTAAACACTTTAGCAGTTTCACCACCAATTTTCATAACACCAACGACAGGTTTAGCAATTGCATCACCTAATATTGGTACTGCAGATATAAACGATAACATCGCAAATAATTTATCCCCTTGATTCCAATAACTAACTCCATTAACCAAATCGACAACACCTGTTGGGTCAAAAATACCAACAATATCACCAACGGTATTATACCATTTGTCTTCATTAAGTTTTAACCTCTCTTCTTCATATATTTGAAGAATTCGTTCTTTTAATTCTGATTCTTTTATAGTCTTTTTCATATTAAAATAAATCTTTTACAAAATTAATTACTTTGTCAATAATGTCTTGGTCTAAACCTAATTTGTGTAACGCATTGTAAGTATCGCCACCTGGAATTCCATCAGAATCAATTTTTTCCATAGTTTGGAATTTTTTAAGAGCGTTAATTGTTGTTGGTCCCCATTTGTCATCAACAGGTATTTGGAATATTTTACCATTAGACATAACTTTCTTCATCTTAAAGTAATCATTAAGAGCTGTTTGTAATTCAAAAACCTCTTGTCCACTTAATTGTCTAGGTTGTTCGTTAATCAAACCATATCTTGAACGAATGTTACTTCTTTCTTCTTCTGAAATTATAAATCTTTTTGCCATAGTAATTGTTTTAGTTATAAATATACAGAAAATAAAAAAGAGGTTATAACACCTCTTCTTTTAATTCTAATTTTGTTTGTTTTCGTTCATCTATTAACACTTGGACTCTTTTTCTTGCTATCTCTGTATAATCTGAAGACAATTCAATACCAATCCATCTCCTGTCTAATAACTCAGCAGCAAAGGCCGATGTCCCACTTCCCATAAAGGGGTCAAGAACAATATCATTTTTGTAAGACAATATTTTAATTGCCTTTGATGGGATGTCCATTGAGAATGTGGCTTTAGTTAATGACCTAGTATCCGCAAAATATTCCCATCTACCAAACACCAAATTCATAAACTCTTTCTTATCTTCGTCCTGATAAACCATTTTGTTTTTAACCTTACCATCTTCAGTAGTAACCTCAGTTGGTGTTCCTAACCATTGTGATACTCCTTTAGATAATTTCTTACTTGTTTTCTTATATGCTAAAATTATACATTCTTTTGGATTGTAAACATAAGGGGCCGAAGCACTCATCCAAGAACCCCAAGCCGTTTGTCTAACTCTGTGTGGACTATCTTCAGTAAGGTCAACTAACCCACTAAATTTAAACCCAACTTCTTTCATCATCATCCAAAACTCAGCAACAAATAATATTCTTCCACCTCTTTCTTGAACATTCAATTCATTCGGAACATTTACCGCAATCCTACCATCATCTTTTAATACTCGAAACGCCTCTCTCAACCAATCCTTTGACCACTCGTAATACTCCTCCATAGGTAAATCATCTTTATGAACATCATAAGATATGTTTACGTTATATGGTGGTGAGGTTACTAGTAAATCAATCGAACCTTCAGGAAATGTTTTCATTACCTCAATACAATCACCATTAATTATCTTTCCTGTCTCTATCATCTTATTCTTTTAATTGGTATTCCCAACCATTTTCTTTTTTAATTGGTGTTATTTCTAAATCTAAAAACACAGCATTCTGTTCATTAGCGTGTAATCCTAATATGTTATAATCGTAAAACTCTTCAGCTTCACCCATAGTCATTAAGTCTCTTTCTTGTAGTATGTTTAATATCCCTTGTTTGGAATATAACATCTTCCTTCCCGGAGAACCAAAGTCCTCCACAATCCCAACGATTGCACTTTCCAATCCATCTAATAGAACCGCACCTTCTGCGTATTCATCAATATCAACTGTTACTCTCAAGTCTTTCAATTTTACGATTCAAATACCACAACGCTTTTTTCATATCCTGAAGTTCTTTATCAGAATCTTTTTTACCCGCTCTTGCAACATATTTCACAACATTGAAGATGTAAGCATCTTTATCAAGACCCCAAGCTTCACAAACTTTTACAACCTCATACGGATTGTCTTGACCCCCGTAATGTTCCGGGTGATTAACCATTTCTTTAATCATAATTTTACTATATAATATTTTCCTAACTTAATACTTTTCTTATACCCATTCCTAACGGAGAATAACGGTTTTGTCGTAACATTAACACCAATACCATTATTAAATCTAATGGACCAACCTGACGGTGATTTACTGTATAATATTGATTGATTAAATAATTTAATCACCGTTTGACTACAACCACTTCCTATATGATATGTTTGTTTAGATAGCCACATAATATCCACCACTTAAAGTACTTTCTTTAATATAACCTTCAGATATCAAAATATCCAATTGTTTTTTGGTCTCATCCAAATTCTGTCTAAGAATATATTTGGAGATGTAACTAATGTGGATTGGTTGTCGTAACTTATCCATCAATGATTTGATTTGTTTTTTATCCATTTTTTAATATTTTAAATTATTCTTAAAACCAATAATATATTAGAGTTTCATTTCCATAGACTTTAATTTCAGCACATTCTATAGACATACCAAAAGGTTTAACCTTATTATTTTTTAATTTTATGATTTTATTCC